TGCCGTTTATAGTTAAAATCTTATCCCTTGATTTTTCTGCAAGCTGCATATTATCAAATAGTCCTTCCTGATCCTTATTGATTAAAAATAGAAAATACTTATTCATAGACATTCCTTTATCTGATGCAAGGTTTTTAATAACCTGTTTTATACCTTTAGGTACGGAAAAGTTTATTCTTTCATAGTGTTCATCATTAAATTTATTTTTATAATCAGTTCTATCCATATTCAACCTCAAATTTTATTTATAGCTTCAAGCTTATTCGGCAAGTCAACATGTGTATATACTATCTGTGTCACATTCTGCCCTTTATGGCCAACAATTTGTTGTATGATTCGTTCATCAACACCTGCTTCGGTCAAAAGGGATATGCATGTGTGTCTAGTACAATGAGGAGTATATTTAAGTGACAGAGCATCCATTATCGGTCTCCAATAGGAGTCGTAAAAATTCCTGTATAAAAAATGCCTGCCATCAGGTGTACATATAAGATAATCACTTTTCTTTGATAGCCAGAACTCAAAGAAAGGCGCTACCTTTTCGGCTATCGGGACTTCTCTTATACCTGCAGATGTTTTTGACTCTTTCACGTAGAACCACCGTTCATCAAGATGTACATCTTCTTTCTTCAGATCCAGCAGTTCACTAATCCTTAGGCCTGTATATATAAGCATGAGTACAGCAGATATATACTCATTTGAGTCTGAAGTATTCCAAAGTGATTTGATAGCTTTCTTACTGAAAGGTTTACGATCGTAAGCATTTGGATTGCCGGCACTACTGATATCCACATATTTGATAATATCTCTTTTATCCGGGGTAATAATCTCATGAATTACAGCATATTCCCACATCAAAGACCATAAGTTTCTAAGATTCCTTAAAGTAGGTGTGTTCTTTCCGGACTGATCCACTACAGCCTGCAGATGACTAAGCTTAATATCCTTGAAAGTCATATTATATAATGTGGAGCATATAGAGTACGCAGCCTTATACCCATTTGCATTCTTTATAGTTTCATAATGTTTATCGGACCACTTGTCATACACTTCCTTAAATGTAATCATATCAGCCTTTAAGTCATAAGGATTTTCGTTATACGCTGTAAGGGCAGATAAGGCTTCAGCTCTGGTAGCATAGTAGCCTATAAATTGATAGATCGGGTGACATTGCATAGTATCTTCTATAGTTTTCCAGCCTACGGTCTTTCTTGCCGCCCATGGCTTTCTTCTTTTTCCGGACAACTTATATACCGATCCGAAAGAGTTTGGTAATCTCATAAATGTTCCTTTCTTAAAAATGAGTACAAAAATAACACCTCTTGCAAGGTGTCTACTACTATGGTACAATATAGCTTGTTCAGGGCATATTGTAGTGAGCAACAGCTTGCAATAGTATGTATAGAGTCATCCGGCACTTAGTGTAGGGTGGCTCTTTATTAAATTATTCATCTATATCATCACCGTCACTATATACATTCTGTTCAGAGTTATCATATATTTCAGAAGTTGATAATGACTGATTATATTCTTCTGCAACCATAGTTTTACTGAATGCAGCAGTCGGATCTATCTCATTAACCAGTTTCTCAAGTTCATCTATAGAAACTCTAAAGAACTCTTTCCTTAAGTTCACTTTATTCACTCTGTTAGAGTTTAGCCTTTGATGTAATGAACTCTCTAAAGCGACAGCATCTTCAGAGAATATAAAACTATGAACATCAAACTTGAATGGTACACTGGCACTTCCAAGTTCATTTACTCTGTCTTGAGGTTCTAATCGTCTTGTCATTCCAATTTTAAATACATCATCACCGAATGAACCTAAGTTACTTATAATATAAACATTACCGGCTTTACCATTTTGTAACTTTGTTATATCATCTTTCTTTAGTTGAACATCTGATAACTGTGCTTGGAGTTCAAGTATTCTTGCATTCAAGATTTCAAGTTCTTTGGAGTCGGTAGCAGTAGCTGCAGTTGCCTTGAGTTTTTCAATTTCAGCATTATACTTTTGCTCTTCTTGCTCTATTTTCTTCTTTTCTGCTTCTAAGGCTTTTCTTTCTTCAGCCTCCTGCCTCATTTGTTCTCTTAATGCAGCTTGTTCCTGCTTTTGCTGTTCTTTCTTTACATAGTAGTTGTATTCTATTTTTACAGAGTTTGTAAAAAGATATTCCAACTCTCCAATAAATCTAACCAATGTAGGAAAGATAGCCTGATTACCGTCACCTGCAATTTGAAGGTATTTTGATGTCATAGACTTTAGTTGTTCAATAGATCTGTCAAGTTTTTCATACTTTAGGTCATAAAGTATATTTTGCAGTTCGGCTCTTAAAGCAATTACTAAAAGCTGATAGATAGTTCTATTTGCCTTTGTAGTATATCTGGACTCGTATTGTTTTAAAGTTTTTTTGATAATATTATCATTATCACGAAAAGCTTTCTTTAAATCTTTGATATCCATGTGGTGCAGCTTTAATATTATGCTTGGTGCAAGTTCGTTAACTTGTTCTAAGTCCACCTTTTCAAATTCACTTATATTATCATTATAGTAAGCTTTTATTCCATAATTCACACTACTGATAAGCTCTTTGATTTTCTTTAATCTTCTAATCTGAGCATCAATTTTATTTTGTATATCAATCTCTTGAGTGTGCAATTCTGAAAGCTTTGAGTCCGATTTAGATAACTCGAACCGCTTGGAAGAAATATCTTGGTCTAGTTGAATAATTGTAGCTTCTTTTCTATTGATCTGATCTTGTAGTTGTTCACACTTTGGATATCCGGTAGTATCTAACGTGGCCTGCAATTCTTTTACTTGCAGCTCAAGACTTTCTATTTGTTCTTTATATCCGGAAGAAAATATTGATATAGACTTCAGTTCACCACTTTTTGACATGTTTTTAAATTCTATAATTAAAACCACGACCATAGGAATTGAAACAAACAATATCTTAAATAATGTATCCTCAATAGTAAAAGATAAAATCAATAGAAGTACAAAAATCAACCCCAGCTTGAGTATTCTTTTCATTAGTTCCCCCTAAAATATTTAGTTGTAATACCACCAACCACCAAGTTAATCTCGAAAATGAAAATCATAATTGACATATACAATATCCACCTATACCTTTCCTAATACCTTACCTATTACTTGAATCTCTTTAAATTCTGTTGGCTTGATAGTTTTATACTTTTGATTGTGTGATATAAGTCCGTTTTTTCCAAGTTCCTTTATATATACTTCAGAGCTGTTTATCATAAAAATACCTACATCACCGATATCAAGTGAAGTCATTTTTTTAACATACACCTTATCACCGTCATAGAAAGTAGGTTCCATACTGTCACCGCTTACCTGTATGATAAAGTCTGCTCCGGGACAGAGTGGGGCCTGTACTGTTTCTATGTCTATATCAGTCATAAAAGAAGTAGCTCCGGCACTTGCACCACCAAGCACATAAGGATACATACAAAGAGAAGTTATATTCTTATATGGTGTTTTCTCTTCCTGTATGATAGTAACATTTTTATTATCGGTAACTCTTTCATATTCCTTATCAAGTACCAATGTAACAAGCTCTTTACCGTGATCATCAAGAGTGCGGTATTTTTTAATACTATTCATTTCTTTATATGAGACGGTAAAATTGAAGTCTGTTTCATCCTGCCATAGATAATTAGCATCTATTTCTAAAGCTTCCATAATTTTAGCTAATGTTTCAATACTTGGTTGGCTAGTCCCTTTTTCATATCCAGTTACTGTGGTTTTAGCCACTCCAATTAAAGCAGCCAATTGTTCTTGAGTTAGATTTTTAGACAATCTAGCTTCTTTGATTCTATCGTTTAACGACATATATACCTCCTTTACTAAAGAGTAACATAGCTGTATTAAGTAGTCAATATAAAAAGTTCGAGTATTTAAAACTTTTGTTTCAAAAAGTATTGACAAGTTCAAATAATACGACTATTATACAAATAGAGTTTGAGAAATACGAACTTAACTAAAAGAAAGGAGGACTTTATGAGTACATATGATTGCATAATAAATAATATAAAGCGAATCATAGAGGAAAAGGGGATGAAGCAGGTTGCAATAGCTGAGCGTGCAGGGTTCACAGCATCTGAATTTAGTAACATGTTAAATGGCAGAAAGTTACTTAGAGCAGAATATATTCCTAAAATTGCGAGTGCTTTGGGTGTGGATTTAAATGAGATATTTAACATTTGTGAGGAGTACAAGAGAGAGGATAAGGCGAGTTAGGAGAGAAAATGGAGTTTACGAAAGAGTATAAAGAGATATTGTCAGGTGGTCGGGAAATGACTGTAAAGATTACAGCAACTATAGAGGGAAAGATTGCGGATATAAAGGAACCTTTGCATATAGTTGCTGAAATACCAAGAAGATTTGCACCTAATTTTTATTTGGCACTTGCCGATAAATTATCAGAAGAAAACTGATATTAGAGACGGCTTGCCGGCATAGTTTTCTGTTTCAATACGAACAGCATTACATGTTAGGTGGCTTGACACTAATTTATCACCAGGTTGTATGTCCGTTCCAAATGGAAAGAATATATATTTTTGTTTCTCTATCAAGCCTTTTACTGTAAACAATTCGATGCTGTTACGGATTACTTTAAACGAAACTAAATCATCGGAGAAGTCAGTAAAAAATATTTCTCCAGGTATTGGAAGAGTACCCATAGTGTTATTTCTCCTTTCTAATTACTCGGCTGGTCAGAGCCTGTAGTTATAGTTTAGGAGATATATGGATAAAAGTAAATTGATTGAGACAGAAAAAATAGGAGTGCATTTATGAGAGAACAAACATGAAAAGAGGTGAGACTTTGAATGATCTGAAAATTATAGAGCAGAGGGAAGTGTTGGGTAAAGAGTTCAAGATATATGGAGATTTTGAAAATCCGTTATTTTTAGCTAAGGATGTTGCAAATTGGATTGAACATAGTGATATTTCAACAATGATGAGAACTGTAGATGATAATGAAAAGCTGCTACAAACATTGTTTGTGTCAGGTCAAAATCGTGAAATGTGGTTCTTAACTGAAGACGGACTGTATGAAGTCCTGATGCAGAGCAGAAAGCCGATAGCTAAGGAATTCAAGAGAGAAGTAAAACAGATACTTAAATCAGTTCGCAAACATGGATTATACGCTACAGAAGAGCTTCTTAACAATCCTGACTTTATGATAGCAGCATTTAAAGCATTAAAGGAAGAAAAGGAAGCAAGAAAAGCACTTGAGGCAGAGAATGAGAAGCTACAGCCTTTAGCCTTGTTTGCAAAGTCGGTATCGGCAAGTCATACATCAATACTTGTTGGAGAACTTGCAAAATTGCTTAAGCAAAACGGAGTAAGTATTGGACAGACAAGGTTGTTTGCGTGGCTTAGGGATAAAGGGTATCTAATGAAATCCGGTAGTAGCAGAAATATGCCTACTCAAAGAGCAATGGAGCAGCAGTTGTTTGAAATTAAAGAGAGTAGCTATATAAATTCAGAGGGTGTCACCGTAGTCACTAAGACAACCAAAGTATCCGGGAAAGGTCAAGTCTACTTTGTGAATCTTTTCTTGGGAGAGAATAAGGAGTAAGCATGAAAACAGATAATAGGATAAGCCGTAATAATGGAACAGAGTTAATAGAACTTATTGAGAAAGCTATAAGTTGTTGTAGGTGGAAGGCTAATTTTGCCTTCTCAAATACAGGTGATAATACAAGTAATTATAGAAAATGGAAAGAAAAGAAGAAAGTATTGGAAGATGCATTAGAGATAGTGAAAGAAATTAGAAATGCGATCTAAGGAGTTATTGAATGACAATAAATGAAGCGGAAGAAATATTTAAGTCTAACAATGATTTTCAAAAGACAGTAATGGAGAGCAGGATACCTGCATACGTTCTTTTTATGCATTTTCTAAAAAGAGGCTTAATAAATAAGCATAGTCATATAGAGTTTGCATCTGAAAGTATGAAAAAAGGAGTTGCAGCGGAAGAGTTGTTTCAAAAACTTGTACCGAAAGCGGTAGATATAAACAGCAACTTTAAAATGAACAATCCTACATATGACTTTGTGTACGACGGACTGACAATAGATGTGAAGTATAGTTCTTTTTTGACAAGGAACGGTAATGAGTATTGGGGTTTTAGAAATTCTGAAGCCGATATAATAGTTGCCTTTTTAGAGAGAAAAAAGGGAAGCGAGCTGAACAATCCTTACATCCTTTTTATACCGACAAGGATAATAGCAAACAAAAACTTTCATATAACAAAGAATGGCAATTATTTTAGCAGCTTTATAATACCGAAAGGTAAATGTTCGGAAATGCTGCAGTATTATGCAACGCTTAAAGACATGGGGATGCTTAGTGTAGCTATGTAGCAATATAAAAAGCTGTTTTGGATCAGGGAAACAGAAACAATGTGATGAAAGAAGGATGAAAGAATGAGTGAGATTAAAATATTAAGTCAAAAGAGCACTGAGCAGAATGGATTTTATGATC